CTCATCCAGGACGCTGCAACGGTCCTTGGCGACGTATTAGCTGAAGCGCGCCAGGCTATCGAAGCCCGCAAGTAATTCGGCACTTACCAATCAACTTACGAGATTTATGAATGAAGAGCTCAAGAAAGAGCTGTTCGGTGCCGTAGACGAATCCGTCAAGAAGAACCTTGAGGAGATCGTCGGCAAGCAGGTCGCCGAGCGCATCGCTGAAGTCGTCAAGAAGGCGCGCCTCGAGACGACGCTCTCAGGCAAGCAGACGCTCGACAACGAGAAGAAGCTCGCCTTCGTGCGCGACGTGCAGGCCATCGCCACTGGCGAGAAGGCCGCGTACCTCATGCAGAGCGACCAGACCGGTGGCTACCTCGTCCCGTCCGAGGTGCATGATGAGATTATTCGCATTGCGGCGACGACCGGCATCATCATGCGCGACGCACAGAAGTGGCCGATGAATGCCGAGACGCTCGAAATCCCGCGCTATACGGGCGCGGTGATGGACTTCACCTATCAGGGTGAGGACACCGAGGGCAATGAGTCGCAGAATGACATCGGCCAGGCGACGCTTCAGACGAAGTACGCGCAGATGATCATTCGCGTCGGCAACCGCTTCCTCAAGAACGCGAATGTGAACGTCGCGGACTGGTTCCTCGCCATGGCCGCCGAGGGCTTGGCCTACCGCATCGATAAGGAAGGGTTCATGGGCGGCACCTTCACCGGGTCGCCATTCGTCGGCCTCCTCGGTTCCTCCGAGGTGACAGTTCAGACGATGGCGAGCGGCAAGACGGGATACGATAAGTTCGACTTCGCCGAAGCGACCGATGCCGTCGCAGCCATCCCGACCGCGGCCGTGAGCGATGGCGCGTTCTACTTCCATCGCACCGTGTGGTCCAAGCTCAAGTCCAAGAAGGACTCGACCTCGGGCCTCTACGAGTTCAGCCAGCAGAACAATGCGCTTATGTCGTTCTTGAAGGAGAGCGGCATCCAGCCGGTCGGCATGATCGACAACTATCCGGTGTTCACGACCGACGTGCTTCCGGCGTTCTCGGACTCCGGCACGAGCAAGAAGTTCGGCGTCTTCGCCAACATGAAGCTCGCGCTTGCGCTTGGCGACAAGGGTCCGATGGAGATCGCGAAGTCGACGGACGCGACGGTCGGCGGCAAGTCCCTCTTCCGGGCCAACCAGACCGCGTTCCGCTTCGGTCACGAGCATGCGCTTAGCGTTGCCCTCCCGGCGGCAGCGGTCGTGCTCAAGACGGCGGCGTCCTAATCCTGACGCCGTATGTCCCTCTACCGCACCACCGTAGCGCTCTCCATCAGGGGCGACCGCTACGAGAAGAACAGCGAAGTCGAGCTCTCGAAGGACGAGGCTTCGGTGTTCGACCCGGCAGACCTCGTGCTCGTCGGTTCCGAGCCGGACGCACCGGAAGAGCCGGTGGCCGACGTGCCCCTCGAGGACATGACGGTCCCGCAGCTCAAGGACCGCGCCAAGGAGCTTGGCCTCTCGACCGCAGGCATCAAGGCCGACCTCCAGGAGCGCATCACGCTCCATCTCTCAGGCCAAACCGAGACCCCGGGCGACGAGACCCCGGGCGAAGAACCCGGAAATCAGGAAGGGGAGATTACCAGCAACTAAGTCAATCCTATGCGTCATCTATTCGACAATCTCAAAGCCGTCCCGTCCCTGGTCCCGGCGGTTTACACCTCCGATCAGGCGTACGGTGCAGTCACGGCCGTCGACACCCAGGGCTACAACGATGCCATGCTCGTCGTGGCCGTTGGCGACCTCGATGCCACCACGGGCGACGAGGCATATGCCGTCAAGCTCTTCGAATGCGACACGTCCGGCGGAACGTACACCGATACGGGCATCGCGATCACCATCGCGAATACCGCCGACAACACCGTCAGCGTGGCGCGCATTTCGGAGCTCAACGTCACCCGCAAGCGCTATCTCAAGGCAACGCTTGATGTCGGCGGCACGAGCCCTTCTTTCCCGGGCACCGCGCTCATCGTTCTCGGCCAGGCCTACTCTGGACCGCAGAATAGCGACTAGTCGTTATCCCACAGAGCTCCCGAAACCTCGGGGGCTCTCTTGGTACAATGACCACGTATGTACGGAGACGCCCTCACTACCAAGGAGAACATCAAGGACCGCCTTGGCATCACGGTGACGACGTTCGACGCGCTCATCGACCGCCTTATCCTTTCGGTCACGGCCCGCATCGAGCAGATGTGCGGGAGGCGCTTCACGCTCGCGGAGTTCACGAACGAGCTGCATGACGGCTCCGACCCCTACGGCACGCCGCGCAAGGCCCTCGTCGTCAAGAACGCGCCGATCCAGAGCGTCGCGACCATCGAGTACATGGCGGGCACCCCGAGCACCCCGAACTGGACCGCCTTCTACAGCGGCGACTACCAGGTCGATTACGACGCCGGCATCATCTATTTCCCCTATTGCGGCCTTCCGCGCGGCTACCGGAACGTGCGCATCACCTATACGGGGGGCTACGCGGGGTATAGCCAGACGAGCAGCCTGTGGCACTTCAACGTCCAGGCTCCCGATCTCGTGGGCGCGGTTGACGGCTCTAACCTGACTTTCCAGCTCCCGGCAAACGCTGACCAGGTCGTGGTCTATCCGGACGGAACGCGTGAAAGCGCCGCGAACGTCACGTTCACGCCCGGCACGGACACCTTCACGCTCGCCGCGGGCCGCGCGCCGACCACTACGATGGCGGTCGACTACCTTGAGACGAGCGCGACGGGAGGCACCGGCAGCTCATTGCCCGCTGATCTCGTAGAGGTGGCCGAGGAGGCTGTCTCGCGCATCTTTAAGAAGCGGGAAAGCGAAGGCCGAGACGCCGAGTCCTTTGACCAGAGCTCAATCACCTGGAGCAAGTCGGTCTTCACCGATGAGAACATCGCGACGATCAAGAATTATCGCCGCGGCTACAACCTATGATCATGTCCATCCACGTCAGCAATCTGGACGCGCTGCGGTCTAACTTCGAGCGCGCGCCGAGCCTCGCGCTCAGCTACCTCGCGAAGGCAACGCAGGCCGCCATTTTCGAAGTCGAGAAGCAGGCAATCGACCCCAATTTCCGCTTCAAGACCCCGCGCGCGAAGCGCACCGGCTACCTATCCCTGTCCTTCAGCTATGGCCGGTACATCGACCCGAGCGGGCTGCGGGCTGCGATCGGCCCGACCGCCTTCTACGCGCCGTACGTCGAGTACGGGACCAGGCGCGGCATCCAGCCGAACCCCTATATGGAGCGCATCGCCAAGGCGGCAAAACCGGGCGTCGAGAAACAGTTTGAGACCGCGATCGGCTCCTTCGTGGCCGAACTGGCCCGCGTATGAGCGCCATAACCATCAAGCAGGCCATAAAGACCGACCTCGACGCCCTCGTGACGGACGGGACGCTCGCCGCGGCCGACATCAGCGACTTGAAGAAGGACCCGCTCGGGGCGGACATCCCGGGCTTTCCGTATGCGATCCTCATGCCGCCCTCGATAGAAAGCTCCGCGCTCGACAATCGCAGCCTCGCGCGCAGCTACGTCTACGAGATCATGATCGTATGGAAGGCGGAGAACATCGAAGACGCTACGACGGTGGAGAACGACCTGGAAGCCATCCTCGGCAAGTTCGACAACGACCCCACCCTGGGCGGCACCGCGCTTGGCGGCATCCTACCGGTATCACTTTCGCCGCAGCCGATCCAGCACGCGGGGCGCGACCTCATCATGGCCATCGTCCAGATCAAGGCGAAGGACTTTGTGCAGTTGACCTTCAGCTAGCGTGGAATCACGGATGCTATACTTTCGCCATGAGCACTCCAAACAGGAAGGTCGCCGAAAGCAATCGCAGCATGGCGGTTGACCAGGCCGACGGCGGAGAGCTGTTCTTCTTCCCGAAGCGCCGCCCGCCGGTCTCGGTGCGCGCGGCGAGCCGCGAGGATGCGGAGCGCATCCTCGCGCAGCAGGACTTAGAAGCCACTAACGCAAAGGAGTTATGACGAAATTCATCGGCCGCTTGGCCGATATCGGCATCAAGAAGGAAAGCTCGCGCGGCACGGCGGAATCGAGCGCGACGTTCTGGCTCCCGAAGACGAGCCTTACGATCGACGACGGCATAGACCAGGCCGTGGACGAGAGCTCCCTCGGCATCATCGAGGACAGCCCGAACGCCTCTGTCGTGGCGAAATACGCGGAAGGCGA